GCATTACAAACAACATCCATCAGGAGTTGAATGCATTACAGTGACCGAGCATTTCAGCTTCAACGTAGGAAACGCCATCAAATATCTCTGGAGAAGTGATTATAAAAATGGGTTAGAGGATCTAAAGAAAGCAGCGTGGTATGTGAATAGAGAGATCCAGAAACGAGAGGGTAGTTTAAAAATACCTCCTTATGAACAGATGAGATAAATATGAAAAGAGACTTTATCGTCAAATTAAAAGTTCCAAAAGGTGTAACTCTAGAGCAGACAAAGAGATACATTAAGGAAGCAGTATCTATATGGGGAGGAAGTTTTCATCCTGATGATCCGTTTTTCCGTGTCTTATGTACAGTTAAAGTAAAACCAAAGGAGAAAAAAAATGTCTGATACAGCGTTAATATTAAGAAACCAAGCATTAATCATGCTTGCCCTGTCTAACTACTTAAGGCTTACAGATCCTGTACGAACAACACAGGACTGTTTGCATCTTACTAAAGCAGCAGTGGAAACCACTGATAGATATACAGAGTTAAAAGAAATTAAGGTGGGGGAGTGATGGAAACAGTTTCTGTTATCATTCTAGCTGCATCTATAAGTCTTAATGTCGTCTGGTTTCTAGAGAGAAGAAATTCTTTTGAATCCGCTCCGTATGTAGATGTAAGAGTAGACTATGACCCACCTGTTAAGTGGTTTGAGACAAAGCCTGAGTTAAACGTCGCCAAAAGATGGAGGGGGGCTGTTTGGATAGGGCATGTGAGTCAACCCGAGGCTAAACTTACGGTGATGGAGAAATGAAAACATTAGAAGAAAGGGCCTCGGAGAGTCATGACGCTGATCTTAATAGACATCCAGTTGATATGATGGTGGATTTTGCCACTCAGACACTCGATCTATTTAGAAAAACTCTTGACCCTCATGATGACAGAGCTTACGTGTCTATTAAAGAAGTAGATGAAACATTAAATAGGATAAAGATATGACATTATGTATTGTTGCGGAATGTTACAACGACGATAGTGAAGGAAAATTTGTCGGGCAATTATGCGCTCCTTGTCACACTGCCATCACGTTAGAACATGCTGCTATTTCAAGTATTAACGCAGATAACTTTATAAAACGCCTCCCATGGCTTGAGAAATACATAGCCTCTCTGGAGACTTGTAAGACAGAGGCTCAAGAAAAAGAATCAAAATTACTAGGGGAGATCACTGCTCTCAAAACATTATTAAAGAGGTACATGTATGAATCATAAAGAAAGAAAACACAGCTGGCTTTCCCCTTCAGGGCTTAAACCCATTGTCGATGGGTGCATAGGAAAACCGTTTCTCGAGAAAGATTTTCCAGAGCGTCCTGCCGGAACCGCTGCTGAATACGGAACGGCAATACACGAACTTGCTGAAAAGTTTCTTACTCAATCTTTAGTGGATGCCTCGGCTTACGACTCTACTCAGATAGAAGTAGCTACCCACTATGTGGAATATGTTAGAGCCATTGCCTCTATCGAAGAGGAAGCCCAGCTATTTACAGAGATTCGTGTTGATGTTTTTCCAGAGTATGAAATCTCAGGGACATCAGATAGCTTTATCTATCTGCCAGCGTCAGGCACCCTTCATATTGTGGATTTAAAGACGGGTAGGATTCCTGTTTATGCCAAGGAAAATCCTCAACTTATAGCTTATATGAAAGGATTTCTTAGCACTTTACGAGATCCTGTGGTAATAAATGAACTAGTGTTTCACATAGTACAGCCAGGGAACTCTCAAGACCCTTGGTCTGTGCCATATCATACGTTCAATGATACGTATGTAGTACCCTTACAGACTGCTTGTAAGGCAGCCTATGAAATATACACAGGTATTCGGGAGATAAACCATGCTACTGATACTAGGATTAATGATGGTTGCGTATATTGTCGTGCACAGTCTAAGTGTACAACGTTTAGAGAACACATCAAAAATGAAACATTGGTGTTGCTTGACGACTATCCTATCTCGATTCCAAGAGTTGAGGATCTCACTCCAGAACAAAGAGTTAGAGTTTTTAAAGCAAGTAAACTCATTACCTCCTACCTTGAAAACAACGAAGAACTTATCAAAAAAGAGCTGGCACAAGGGATAGATTATCCTGACGTACAGTTAGTTGCTGGTAGAAATGTTCGAAAATGGTCTTCCAATACGGAGTATGTTGCCAAGAATCTTTCTGAGCTTGGTCTTGAGCCATACCGACAATCTTTAATAACTATTACTGAAGCTGAAAAGATCTTGAAGAAAAAGAAAGCACTGCTTCCTGATGATATCTTTGAGCATACTCAACAGGCTCAGAAATTAGTTGTTAAAGATATGAAACATTTAGACCTATTAGAGGACATTTAAGATGACAGTTAAGAAATCACTGAAAAAAGTAATCGCACTGCCAATGGGGAGAATTTCTTTTCCCTTTTTGGCCAAACCAGACACCGGACGAGAGTATTCAGATGGTGCGTGGAAGTTCGACTACCTTATTCCCGTAGAAACATGGGCTAAGGAAGGAAAGAGAGTCTCTGATGCAATATTGGAAGTAGCAAGAGATCTTTCTGGAAATCCCAAGCTCAAATTCGAAGAGATCAAAAAACATCCCATTAAGGAACTTGGAAAAGATCCTAAAACCGATCCCAAGATGAAGGATTACGTCATGATGAGGTGTAAAAACAAAAACAATCAGCCTTTGATTGTTGATGTTAATAAAAAAGAGATGACTCAAGAACAGATTGGAAAGATTAAAGGAGGCGATTGGTGTGAAGCAGTTGTCACCATCTACTCTTATACTCAATCTGGAGGAGGAGTAACCTTTGGACTTGATCTTGTTCGATACATTAAGCCAGGAGAGCCTTTTGGATCTGGTGCTGCCAAGCATCTTGGATTACTTGATGACATTGAAGTCACTGCAGAAGGATTCTCTGATGAAGAATTAGCAGAATTGGCTGGGGGTAAATAATGGAAGACGCGATAAAAGAATGTAAAGAGTTAAGAGTATCTTTGGATGAAATTTTGCAGAGGATTAAAGCTTCTGAGAGAAAGTCCAGAGAACGATCGATTGTAGTTACCAAGCTACAGGAAACAATTATGTGGCTTGGGATGGATCTAAAAGAGCTTGGGACGGAAAATCCGTACCCTAATTCTTACAATCCAGAAAATGTGATTGTGGATCCAACAGCTGATGGTTTGAAATTATAAGGTTGACATAAGTAAAGAAAAGAGTAGAATAACTCGATGCGCTCCTCTGGGGCTATTTCTTACCTTCACGGAGGAGCGCCTTTTTTAAAAAGGATTAACTATGAAAACATTATTACTATTGACGTTGCTTGTAGCTGGAAATGTCTCAGCACAAGATTTAACACTGGAAGAAAAGATCGCTCTGATTAAGAAGTACAATCCAGTTATATTTGTTTGTTATGATGTGAAAGGACAGCCTATCGGACTTTGTTCTTATACAGAACGAATCCAAGAGTTCGAAGGACATCGGATTGCAGTTTTGTATGCACCAACAATTGGAGATTAAAAAGATGGGAAGTTTTATATATGTTTTACTAACTCTTTTATTAGGGTTATGGGATCTTGCTTCTGGAGGACATGTAATACCTACTTGCACTCTAATGGGGTCACCAGAGATAGCTCGAGTAGTGATCGGACTTTTAATTATCGTCCTTATAGATATGTATTTTTATCTAAGGGAAGGAAAATGATTCAAGAAATAACGCTCTCACTCTTACTCGTTAAAGGCTCCTTTGGCATGAGTTATGCATCACAGCTTAGAACGGTGAAAACTGCTCTTATCGTCATTCAACATGATACAGGAGTGAACATTAAGATTAAGCGTATTCGAAAAACGAGTGATAAATTTCCTGCGTTTCGCACACTCGATACTAGGTACTCCAGATTCGCGCAGTTTCAGAGCTATATGTTTCAGAAGCGCTGGTATAACCGAGAGGGGGTCAATCTCATAGTTGATGTTCCGATTATCGACAATGGAAAGAGATACGTTGCTGGAATTGCAAGTAGACGGTGCCGTCCGTTTGGGGGTTTCGCTATCGCTCAGGTTCAAGATTTGAATCAAAATTTCGAAGACCGTCAGGTTCAGTCGGTGATAGCGGTTGCCCATGAAGTGGCGCACCTTATCGGAGCAGACCACCATGAAGGATTTACCATCATGAATATTGGAGCTTCAGGACTATCTCCGCTTCCTACTGGGTTTGATGGGGATTCGATAAAAGAGATTAGGGAATGTTTAAATTAAGGGGGGATAGGATGAAAGGCTACAAAGCAACCGACGAAAATCTAAAGTGCCGAGGTTTTCAATTTGAGATCGGCAAGTGGTACGAGCATGAAGGCGAGCTAATCGAGTGCCAGAGTGGTTTCCATTTCTGTGAACAACCTTCGGGGCCGTGGGCTTACTATTCCGATCCTAATACTCGCATATTCGAAATCGAAGCTGACGACGTTTTAGACGTTCCGTTTGTTCCAGGCGCGGATATGAAGCGGGTCGCAAGGCGTATTCGATTGGTAAAAGAGATAACGCCAACTAAAGAGACTAACAGTAACACCGGCAACTGGAACACCGGCAACTGGAACACCGGCAACAGGAACACCGGCAACAGTAACACCGGCGACAGGAACACCGGCAACAGTAACACCGGCAACTGTAACACCGGCGACAGGAACACCGGCAACTGGAACACCGGCAACAGGAACACCGGCGACAGTAACACCGGCAACAGGAACACCGGCAACAGTAACACCGGCAACTGGAACACCGGCGACAGTAACACCGGCAACTGGAACACCGGCAACAGGAACACCGGCGACAGTAACACCGGCAACTGGAACACCGGCAACTGTAACACCGGCAACTGGAACACCGGCAACTGGAACACCGGCAACTGGAACACCGGCAACAGTAACACCGGCAACTGGAACACCGGCGACTATTCAAGCGGTTTCTTTTGTGCGGAGGAAGTGAAGGTAATTTCCTTTGACGTTCAGACAAAGCTCACGAGAGATAAATTCTTTGATAAGTATCCAGAGTGTTTCGCATTGGGTGACGCGCTCCAGAAGGAAGATCCTATAGATTTTAAATTATACAAAAGAATCCCAGGGATAACGAAAGGAAAACTCAAGGCGCTTCATGAGAAACACTTAGAGGCTAAGAAGAAGAAATAATTTAACCAACAATTAGAGGGTGGAATGAAAGGAGAGGTAATTAGAGATCTAGCAGCGGTTATAAATTCACATAGTTTTGATTCAGCCTTAAACATACCTGATTTTATTATTGCTGAAATGCTTTATTTATTTTTGGTAGCAATAGAAGAGGCTCAACAAAAAGAAAAGAAATGGAGAGGAATCAAATGAACTCACCAACGAAAGAGGAAGTGAAGAAACTTAAAGATACTTTTTTAAATCCTGATTTATTAGACCCAGAGTTTAATATCCATGACTACGTGGACAAAGACTATGAGTGTGGGCAGGATTTAATAGATCTTTTTAAAGCCTACCACTCCCGCCCCGCCGTGGGGCAATTAGATAAAGAACTTATAGGAAAGATTGCAACACTCGCTAGGCAAACATACGGGTGGCAAGGCGATCCAAGCTACTACACGGTTGACGAAATAATAGAGAAGTTATCCGCACCTACTAAGGGGGAATCATGAGCGAGGATTTAGCCCTTACTTATATTTGGTACGGGGGTATCTACGATCTGAGGCTTGGGTGTTTTGACATGAAGTTTTTAGGTAAGCAGGAGATAGAAATGAGCGAGGATAGAAGCGAGGGATTGAAGTCGTGTCCGTTCTGTGGAAGCGAAGCAAAGCTAATTCCTCAAGGTGAGAATTGTCGCGTTTTTTGTTGCGATTTTACATGTAAAGTGGCACCTCACTTATTATTAGAATGGGAAGATCCATTTAAAGCTGTCGAAGCGTGGAACACCCGACCAAGAGAATCCGCTCTCCTCGATTGGGTGCTAGAGAGGGCGAAAGAGAAAATGCTTTATGCGAGCGACGGGGGCGGGGTTCTTTACTCCGAAGACCTCGAAACGATAATCAACGAAGCTAAGGGGAGAATGTGATATTAGCAATTTTTAAAGTTATTGGCGTGTATCCAGTAGGAGCCTCGTTAGCGGTGGTAGACGTCACACTATCGGCAGCAAGAGAAAAGGCGCTTAAAAAAGCTCTAGAGTGGAACGCTGATAACAACAATGAGTCTATAGAGCTAGTCGAAATCTTCAAGGTCGTAGAAGGGTACAAGCCCGACATAATCGAGATCGATAACGGAGACTATTAAGGGGAAGGTATGATTTCAAAACGAGCAAAGTTTCACTTACTAATCGCGAGGATTATCATTTTTATAGTTACTGGTTGCGGGGTGTTTATTTCGCAAATGTGTGACGGGTTTATAGTCTTTATTGGGGGTTTTATGCTTTACGCTGTAACGCTCGGGATTGAAGAAGATTTAACTAAAAGCTAAGGGGAGATAATGACAGAGATTGTGATAATGAGCTTTGGGTGCTTCGTAGTTGGCTTAACGTGTGACTGCATAGGGTACAAAGCATTATTCGAAGAGCAGAGTAAATTGCTTGAACGACTATTGGATCTATATGAAAAACTTAAAAAGGAATCCAAATGACCACAACACCGGAGAAGGAAGAAAAAATACTCAAAATACTATCTGACCTCATGTCGGATAATCAAGAATTTGTAATGCAATATATTTGCGAGTTAAAGAGGGAGGTTAGAGAAGCGAAGCGCAGAGGGATTGAGAAGGGGTTTGAGGCAGCGAGAGAACTAAGAGCTACGGGTGAGTTCTTTGAAGACATGGACGTTGTTTACGATAAGTACGACAGCGTAGAGGACTACCTCGCGACGTTGGAGGGGGAGAAGTGAGCGAGGATAAACTTATAGACCGAGACAGTTGGACAACGCCAAAGCTGCTTTTTTCTTGGCTAGATAAAGACAGGCACTTCGATATCGATGCTGCAGCCAGTGACCAAAACGCACTGTGTTCCGAATATTATTCTAAAGAAAACTCTGCCCTTTTGCATACTTTTAGACCAGAAGATAAGATCTTTTGTAATCCTCCATATTCCATGGCAAGACAATTTGCAGAGCACTTTCTTAAATACGATCTTAACGCAGTCCTACTCCTACCCGTTCGCTCTGATAGATTGTGGTTCCAGCGAATGATTCACGACCGCAGTGTACAGGTTTGCTGGATCACAGGACGGGTTCATTTTGGAGGCTCCGGTAAAGGGGCATTTATGTATTCCATCATCGTGCAGAGGGGGTTCGAAGAAGCAGAGGCGCTCCCTGATTATATCGGAGCAGAGAACTTTAACGATAAAGGAAGAGGAGGGGCTAGAACATGACTGTAATAAATTGTGCTATGTCTATGTATAAATTTGCCGACGACTACCCAGATCCTAGAGTGAGGGAGGCATTTAGGAACAGGGATCATACTTCAATGGAGGCAAGTAACTATGCTCTAATGCTTGCAATCCAGGATCTGACGGAGTTTTTAAGAGATCAAGAGATAAGGAGAGAGGGTGAGAAAAATAATTGATTGGATAACTGTAACAATACCGTGTCAAGAGTCTCAGCATATATTCCAGATTGCCCTAAACGATTTAGACTTACAAAGACTTCAAGAAGAACGTATTCTGGGGTTTACGTTTAGGAAAGAGAAGTACAGATTCCTACATGATCTGGCAGATGTATTGGCCGAGCATATTTTAATTGAATTGGAGAAACTCCCATGACACACGATGAATGTGACTACACATATCAAAGAAACATTACTTGTCCATATTGTCTACATGAGAGAGAAGCCTCTGGGGAGGATCATGGAGGACTAGATGATGACATGAAAGAAGAATGCTCAGAGTGTGGTAAGAATTTTATTTACACTACTGATTACGATGTGACCTTTTGTAGTAGACTTGCTCCCTGTCTTAACGAAGAAGCTCCACATAATTGGAGAACGGTCTATGAAGATGAAACACGAAAGATAGAGACCTGCTCTACATGTAGGAAAGAGAGGAGATCGGTAAATGAAATTTGATTATTCTGTAGTATATCCTTGCACAGAGATTCCAGAGATCATTTCTCAGGTGCTAGGATTAGATATTGAAACCGCCCCAAGATGCGATCATCCAAAAGCAGGGCTTGATCCATGGATGACCACGATATCTTTAATCCAGATATACGATCCAAAAGTGAAAACCGTATATGTCTTCGATGTACTAGAAGATAAAGCTTTACTTAAGGCACTGCTTCCACTACTAGCTTCGCACACATTTGTCGGACACAACTCTAAATTCGAACTCACTCACCTAATGAAAGCAGGAGCAGTCTTTCCTAGATCCATGCATTGCACCATGCTTGCCAGCCAGCTCATAGGAGCTGCAGTGGAAGATGTTTACGAGCCTGATGAAGATGAGTTAGATACTCCAGTTGGAGAAAGAGATGGCATCTCGGCATATAAAAGAACATCACATAGTTTAGAGAACTGTTGTATCAGGTGGTTAAATATAGGCTTAGATAAAAGCTTTCAAACTTCCAATTGGACAACTAGACCACTCTCTGAAAATCAAGTGCACTATGCTGCCTTTGACGCAGTTGCGACTTACGAATTATTTAGGCTGTTTATACAGGTGCTTAAGAAATACAGTATGCTTGAGATCTACACCCTCCAACGAGAGGCACTCCTTCCTATTGTAGATATGGAAACAAACGGGATTGCTGTTGATTGGGCAGCTCATGACGCATTAATTCAGACATGGAAGCATTCTTTTGAAATTGCTGATGCTGAAGCAAGAAAATATTTCGGTACTGTTAATCTAGCAAGTAATAAGCAGATGGGGGAATGGTTAACAAAGGTACTTCCACAGCATCTAGACACTTGGCCAAAGACTGCAAAAGGAGCTTTCTCTTTTACAGCTACCTCTTTGGCTGATTTTCGTCACGTTCCACAAATTGAAGCTTTATTTAAATGGAAGAAATATAAAAAGCTCCTGACCACCTACGGGCAAGAGTTTCAAGATAAGCATCGGCATCCTATTACACAACGTGTTCACACAGGATTTACCCTTGGGGAAACAGCTACTGGAAGACTCTCTTCTCGTTCTCCAAATCTTCAAAACCAACCAAGAGATGGAGCATTAAGAAGCATCTTTGTTGCTCCAAGAGATAAGGTACTTGTTGTAGCAGATTTTTCTCAGATAGAACTTCGCGTTCAAGCAGAGCTTAGTAAAGACCCTATTATGCTACAAGCGTATAAGGATAAATCTGATATTTACAAAGTCATGGCATCTTCTCTCTATAATAAGCCAGTCTCTGAGATAGATGATGAACAGAGAACCTTGGGGAAAGTAGCCATGCTTTCTCTAGGATACGGTACGGGGGCCAGGAAACTTAGAAGCACTGCCAGAGCGGTTTACGATCTAGAGATAAATGAAGACATGGCTTATCAAACACATAGAACCTATCATGACACGTTCTCTGTCTATTCTACTTGGTGTAATGATGTACGTTATATTGGGGAAATAGACGGCACAGCTAGAACAGTGACAGGAAAGTTACGTAAGTTAGACCCGCAGAAGATCTACACCACTGCTCCTAACCACATAGTACAAGGCACTGCTACCGAATTGCTGCTCATGTCTTTAATCAAAGCCAGAAAAGCAGGGTTAAAACTCATCCTAAATATTCACGATGAAATAATAATCGAGTGCCCAAAAGATCCAGAGGTGGTGAAACAAAGCATTGAGTTATTAGAAGAGGCTATGAACACTAGTATGAAAGAGCTTTTCCCAGATACGGTGGACGCTCATGTGGCAGATGCATTCTCTGGTATCAATTGGGCAAAAGCAAAGGGGGCTGCAAAAAATCGTTTGACTTTTGACAAGCAATTATTAGAATGGTAATATGTTTTAGTAGAGTGGCAAGATGCTTATATTAATAGTGTTAGTGTTATTAGGATACGTTGCATTAGAAGTAGGTCTGTCATTGAAAACAGACAGACATTGGCAACATTTGATGGATGATTATTATGACAACGAGAACAGAGATTGAATTAACCATAAATAAAGTACGTGCTTTGGTAATGTCTTTACCAAAGAGCACTCCCCAGGTTGTGCATAACATTGTTCAATATCTTTTGGACATCTGTACAGAGTATCAGAAATGGGTAAATGATCTGCAGAAGATGGTAACCACTCTTGAAGATGAATTACAACAGATGAGAAAAAATGCAAAATCTAATTAGTGGTGTAATTCATTACCCAACAAAGTATAAGACACAGCAAGGAAGATTGATCTACATCGTATTTTCTCGTTACGGAAAATTTTCTTACTTGGCAAAGGTATTAAAAGTAAGTAGGCAGTTCATTAATATATTATTGAAAGAAGAAAAACTTCCTTTGCAATATGCTACTTCTTTTGGGAAAAGACATAAACTTTCTCCAGGACTTTTCAATTACAACACATACCTTCATGTTAATGTTTTTGATGCGCCGGATACGTATGAGGAATTGTTAACTCGAAATGCTGAGTTCTTTGATGAGGCCGAGCTTACCTACATATACAAAGGTAAAAAGATGGAGTCCAAGAAAGAATTTTTAGAAACGGTGATATGAAAAAAGCGATCTTGTGTTTATTATTAGCAGGATGCTCTGGAGGATTTCATCTGGAGAACGATGTAGTATCCAAGAGTGATAAATATTATACACATGGAACAAAACTAAGTGTAAGTAATGAGACAGAAAAAGAAAAAACCTCCTACTCATTGGGACAAACTATATACACTCCTAGCAGAAAACACGCTGACGCCCCCCAAGAAACCCTCTTATCTGATAGACCTTACGCAGGATGGCTTTACGCAGAATACAGAAACCTCCATCAAAGAACCTCTACTGTTCAAGACGTGTTTGCCGTTCAAGCAGGATGCGTAGGCAGATGTTCACAAGCAAAAGAAGTACAAAGTTTCGTACATAAAGTACTTGGACAAAATATCCCAAGTTGGAATCCTGCTTATTCACTTCGTAGTGAGCCAGGGGTTGTGTTGGAAGTAGGAAGAAGAAAGCTCCTCACTCAAGGAAACTTGTTCGATCTCATTGGTTACAGCAATGTAAAGGCAGGGAATATAGTTGACAGTGGAGCATTGGGGCTAGACTTTAGATTAGGAGAGGGGCTAGATACTTTTCGACCTGATGAGATATCCTTTAGAAAGCTTCCTGAAGAAGTGCCTTCTCCTTGGCATTACTACATCTTCACTCGAGTGGAAGCTAGAGCTATTGCTTACAATCATCTGCTTGATGGAAGTCTCTTTCAAGATGAGCGTCACACGGTGACTTCAGAGCCATTAGTAGGAGAGGGTCAGTTTGGGGTAAGTCTTGGGTATGAGAAGTGGAAACTCACCTTCACTTGGATAATTCTTTCTCCTGAGTGGCAAGAGAATCAAACTTTTTTTCCTTTTGGAGCTTTGGACTTTTCATGGTAGCAGGAACACAATACGACGCAAGAAGTAACCGAATGCTCGAGATATTTGCCACAGGAGCAAAGGTCTACAGGGCGCAGATGTATGTTCTAGATGGAAACGAACTCACTGCTCCCACATGGCAGTACTGGATGGATAGCCAGCTTAATCAGATAGAGGCAGACCTTTCTCAGGTACCATCAAATAAAAAAATAATTCTTTGTCCTATGAATCCTCCTGGAGGAATGCTTGGAAATAAAGCCAGGATGTTCCTTGACCAACCGTGGGGGAGACAATTTTTAATAGACTACTGGAGAGGAATTGCCCTTAGATACAAAGGGGATAGGCGATTTTGGTTTGATCTCCTTAATGAACCAGGTTGTTCGGTGCAGCAATGTAACGATCTCATGAGAGATCTTAGAGCATCGGTACGAGGAGCAGATAACAGAGCCATTGTTCTTACCACTCCTAAGTACTGCAGTTATTTAGATCTCCCTAGTATGCCTTTCTATGGTAACAGTCGAGATAAATATAAATTTCATTTCTATGATCCAAGAACGTTTATAGACCAAGAAGCAGGACATCCTAGAAAGTACCCAACTACCAGCATGAATAAGGCAAACATAATCAAACGATTAAAGCCAGCTAGAGATTTTCAACTTAAGTATAAGTGTGAAATGGTGGTAGGAGAATTCTCAGTGTCTCCACAGGGGGATGATGAGTCTAACTATAGATATGTAAAAGACTGTGTGGATGTGTTTAACGGATACGGATGGCACTGGGCTTTCCATGAAATAGAGTGGGCACATAAGACAGAAAAGATTTTTAACTATCTTAAAAAGGAATGGAGTAGATGAGCAAAGTAGAGCTATCAGAGGAAGCCAAAAAGGTTATCAAAGTATATGTAGACAGAGGGGCCTTTGCTATGGCACAGATTGTCATAAAGCATATACACCAATTCGATCTCGAGTCTGTTGGAGTAGATACATTAATGAAACTTTATGAGGAAGAATTCCATGTTGCGAATAGTTAGATATTTATTACTCGTTATCTTATTGGCTGGATGTAGTACATCTGTTCCTACTTCCCCTCCTACTGTCTTTAGAGAGGTAACAGGTATCCGAAACTACAAAGGGATGGATATCCTGGGGGCTGCAAGACAAGACACTCGAAATATAGTGCGTCACCTTCCTCCAGATACATCTGTTGGTGTGTTGGAAGGTACCTTTGGGCCCGTCATTCCTACGCTTAAAGCGTACTTGGATACTGGTAATGTCCCTATGTTTAGAGGACACCTTGCTAATTACACCTGTATACGGAACAGAAACTGCGCTGCAGGGGAGATAAAGATAACAGACTATAACGCTCTAGGTAGACGTGCTGCAGCGTTTGAAGCAGTCGCAAAGCAATATCCAACTGTTAAGTGTTTCCTTTCTCCTTGGTTAGAGTATGACGTGGTAGATAGAGCTATTGTTAATCGTTGGGTACAGACTGTAAAAGATAACGCTCCAAGTTGTGAAGTTGTAATGTCTCCTTACAAAGGATGGGTTCCATCAGGAATGATCTTGGAGAAACATGGGAACAAAGCCAAAGCTGATATCATAAGTAATGATGGGGAATCTTTCTTTGATTCCAATACAGACCTCTATCTAAACGGATCTAAGTTTGCAAGTTTTGCTTGGTGGAATCGATGTAACCTTAGAACATCAGGAGAAAAGACTTGGACTACTCCTATGAAAAGAGTTGCAAAAATTCAGACCGACGAACTAAACCAAGTAAATTACCTGCTCAAAAATAGAGCTACCCCTAAGCCAGTATTTAGAAGCTGCCCAAGAGCTAAGACACTCACCAGCCCTTCTATATGGAAAGTAAGAAGTGAGGATTACAATACAAAGGATGTTCGAGAAAACAAAGCAGTACTCATTGTGAAAGGAGTATTCTCCAAGGGGTTTGTCCTCAGCAATCCTGCAGGAAAGACCGTCGGATGTCTTAAATACTATGGAGCGTATTCTGGATTAAAAGGATACTATCGCTATTATATCGGGAACTGTTCTGGGCAAGCCCCTTATCGATTGATGCAAGATGCTGGATCGGAGTGGGTATGTGCTAAGAATGGTAACACACAATTTGCATTATCGGCTGTAAGACGCAGCGGTACTTTTAGATAAGGAAAAAACCAAATGACACTATTGACAAAAGATGAGATACTTGACCTTAAGAGTAAAGCAGAGCTGGCTTTAAAACAGGTTAATATGTATGTAACAAAGTTACGTGAGCAGGGGTTCAATGTTGCTCCTGGAAAAGACGGAACAATGTACATTACTAAGATTATAACAGAGGTCTACGGTGAACCCGAAGGAGTTCAACAGTCTGGCCGAGCTTCAGCAAGCGTTAGCGAACAGGCAAGAATTGAGGAAGAACTTACTCCAGAGTGCCTCGTTCAACCCGAAAGTACGCAAGGAGTTGGAAGCGCTGCAGCATAATATATTTAAGATAGAAGCTGCCATTAATCGGTGGCAAGAGGCTGTAAATGACCACCGCATTATTGATCCAGAAAGTAGGTAACGGATACTATATTGTTCCCCAGATAACTCTGGAAGATCCTATGGTATTCGTTACCTTAAAAGAAGCGTTAAATTATATTGCTACCTACCTGGGAGACTCAGATACAGAGTTTAACTGTTTTGAGCAGCAGATTGAGATTGTGGAAAAAGTATATAGCGCGTGATTTACGTTGGAATAGATATAGGTATTAAAGGGGCGATTGCTTTTTATAATGCTTTTTCTAAAACAATATACACATTACTGACTGCCACTGACCGAGAAGAGATCCACGACAAGCTTACTGTCCTTCCAAAGAACACTCCTATATTTCTAGAAGATTTAAACGCTGTATATGGGAGTAGCGCCACAAGCACTTTCTCTTTCGGGAAGTCCTGTGGTCGCTGGGAAGAACTCCTGACGTACCTAAAGTTCAAAAATGTACACTACGTAAAACCTTTTCTTTGGCAGACAGCTGTTACCATCCCCCCTATTAGACCCTTTACTAGAGGGTTACCCAAGAAAACACGGGATAAGTTAAATAGAGAGCATAAAAAAGCACTGAAAAAAGAGAGCTGTGATGCATTGCAGAGGTCTCTTGGTGTAGTTCATACTGATGATAACATCTGTGACGCCTGTAATTTAGCTAGGTATGCAGAGTTTTTATACACCTTAAATAAGTGGCAGTTATGACAGTTTTAGAAACCAAGATCGTTAATGGTATGATCCTTCATAGAAAAGAAGATGGTCTTTGGAGAGATAAATACGGAACCATATGGGGGTTTCAAGATGGCACTGCTTCCATAGACCCCGATAATGTGTGTGGTGTAGGAGCGATCTCTCTTTCTACAGAGAACACACTAAACGCTGCATGTTTTGTACATGACCAAGCGTATTCCAATCCAACGTATCAGACTTTTCATAGTAGAGAAGAAGTAGATCAGCAGTTATACATCAGCTTGAAAAAAGCAGGTGCTGGTAAACTGCTATCTGACATGTTTTATAAACTTGCTCGAGTGTTTGGAAGATTCTTTTGGGAAAAAAAGGAGACCAGATAATGCCATTATCAGCAAAGGGTAAAAAAATTCTTTCGCGAATGGAAAAGACCTATGGTAAGGTCAAGGCTAAAGAAGTATTTTACGCCATGATCAAAGAAGGAAAATTGTCTGGTGTAGAAACTAAAAAAAAGAAAAAAGGAAAATGATTATGGCTAAAGCAAAAAAGAAAGCAGTAAAAAAAGCTGTTAAGAAAGTTGTCAAAAAGGCAAAAAAAGCAGCTAAGTGCTAGTTTAAAAGGGGGTATATACCCCCTATTTTTATAGGATTTATATGAGATTATTTGAATCAGCAGGATTAAAAAGAAAAATCGCAAATGTACTATCAGTAGTACTTGGGGTATCTATGTTGGTACCAGGAGCGCAGGGCGTTCCTGTGTTGGTGGCTCAGATTGCAGCGTTCTTTGGCGTCTCCGGTTTGGTACATGCGACCGCTGTAGGAACTCTACATAGGTCAGTGCTTCTTTCTTGTGCAACGTTTCTCACCGTTCTTGCATCATTATCATGGGTGATCCCTGGATTGGACTCCTACGCAAAAGAACTTACAGAATTGTCAGCTCTTTTGAGTGCCTACGCTTTAGGACAACACAATGAAAAACATCCAGCATGATGCTGAATCGTACTTGTTTGAAGGATGCACTTATTCTCCAGAACGGCATTTGTTACTAGCCGTTCTGGATCGTGCAAAACGTGATTTAGAAGACCACAAATTACCGATACAAGATAAAGCTTTGTTATGGTTTGTTAATAAGCAAGTACTGTTCCCCCACGGGATAGGGTATGGGGACATACTTGAACATAACATCTTAGACGCTCACAGAACCAGAGCTATCGAAGAGTTGATTATCAATCACCCTCGGTATTCTTTGGTTTCTTTTTCCTGAGTTTTTTTGCTTCTGCCTTTACAGAAGAATCAACTGATGTTTTAGGTGCGTCTTCCATCTTAAGAAGCTTTAATCCTTCTTTTAAGAGGGTGGATTTTGTTTCCAACAAACGTTTTCTTAAGGCAGGATCGGACTCCCCTCCTGCGTAATACACCTTACTTATATCGGAAAGGTTTTTCTGTACCTCTTGTGCTCTCTTTAGATACTTATCCTCTTGATCAGAAGTTTCTCCTAATTCTTTTTTATCTCTGAGTACACCAAGTTGTTCATAGAACCTATCCATTCCTCGGTTCATCACATTATCAGTAGGAGCATAATGTAAGAAAGACTCTATTAAAAAGTTGGTATCTGGATTTACTTCTTTTTTAACACCTAATTTTTTCTCCGCATAACTTATGGCGTTAGCAACTGCAGGAGCGTTTCCTCTGATAAGATAGTCGATCTTTATAGGAGAGTACCCAATAAGATCACCTACTTTTTTTGCAAACTCTGTGGTGTTCTCAGTAACCTGATTTTTTGCAGGAGCGTCTTCTAGATTTTTCGGGACTATTTTTCTTCCTGTATAAGAGTTTTCGTTTCTTAATAATTCCAAAGGTACTTTACCTAGCTGTGGTACTAGTTGCATCAAGCTTCCAGCAGGGGCTGCATTTGATGCAAGTGCCTTAAGCCAGTCTGTCGCTTCAGGATTTAGTTCATCGTTTCTAGCCATTGCAGAGTATAAACCTGCTCCCATACCATACCCAAGCATTCCTAACGTATCGAGCGGGACTTTTGCGAGACGAGTCTGATCACCTACCTGCATTGGGAATAATGCAAAGCGAGTATGTGTTTCAGGATCTATGTTTTGATACCATTCTTCATCGTGGTATTTAGCTGCCAATGCAAGACCTGCTGCAAGATAGCCCAAGGCCATCACAGCATGTTTTGTAGGAGCGTTCTTTATATCTCCTGGTAGATTTCTAAGCTCTGCAATTCTTGCTGTGAAAAACGGAACCCCAATGTTTATAGTACGAGCTACTTTTCCTTGAATAGAAAAATCAGTGGTGGATTCTGCAAAGACAGATCTAAGTAGTAAGGCTTGTTCTGGAGTCAGTGTATCTGTAGGAGAGATTCCAAGTTCCTTCATTGCTCGAATTGTTGGGCCAAGACGATTGCCGAATTCTCCTACGGAAAGAAGATCCATTAATTGATTGGCGGTAGTGGTAGCAAAATCTACTACTTTCCACCCTGTCTTTTCTGTAAGTAATCGGTTAATGGTCTCATCTGCATTTCTCGATAAAGATTGTCCCACAGAAAGACGTTTCATCAGTTCCGTGTAGGGTTCTTTCATACCTGGAATATGTCCCCAAGCAGCTCGAGCAAGCCCTTCTACTACATCTGCAATATGTTTAACTGGATTATCGACATATTTAGATCTTCGGTACGAGGTTATAGGATCTCGTATTAGGCCGTTCATCAGCTGGAAAGGAGCACTGAAAGTAGTAGCCCCTGCACGAAGTATCTCTTTTGGTACTGCAAAAGTAGTTTTTACAGCTTGTATCAAAGGGGTTGGGATGTCTGGATTAAACACCTCTAGAAGATTGTCAGCAATTTCATAGTACCCTGTACGCCGATTTCCTTCAGGAATTGCGTAAACAGAGTAACCTTTTGCTCCCTTTCTAAGTGTTCTATTAGGAGCAAACAAGGCTGCCGTATCTTGTAATGCTTGTTCTTCTTCCTCTGTTAATACAGCATCCTCATCGGCTTTGACTTTTTGCAAAGCATCCTGCGCTAATTTTTCATGTGCTCTTGATTCTTCTGGAGATAGTTTACGTACAAAAACTCCCAGTCCATTACCTAACGAGGGGTCTGCAAGACGAGCAATTTCTTCTAATACATACCTACGATCAGCAACAGTATATACTTTGGTTGCCCAGTTACCTAAGTTCTGTAGAGGGTCTACGATGCGAGCCGTATCTCCTTTTAAAACGCCTCCTAGTTTTGTCTTTCCGTCTTTACCTTCTCGAGAAAACGGTAAGTAGTAGCCATGATCTACACCTGTTATCTCTCTATTTTGACGCTTTAAAGTATCGACTGCTACCTTCATATAAGGAGATCTTGTTGTGGCACTGTCTAATACATTCATTTGCCACTGCCAAACATTGTTTGCAGCTTGTACAATTTCAGGATGTTTTTGCTGTACTTCTGTTATCACTCTGTACGCATCTTCAGAAGAAGCCCCAGAGCGTAGTCCTTGAAGATTGTAAGCCAACGCACGTTTAGCTGCCATGTAAGAAGTTAACAACTGATAGTTTCCTCCCGCTGGCGAGAGAGCAGTTTTCAACGATAACGCATCAGGAAGAATGTTTCCATTGAGATCATGGATCCCTGTATTAATTGCGTAGTCTGCTGTGTAATGAGCGTTTCTAGAGATACGTCTATATATTTGTTGTAAGTTAGCTTTTGTTTCAGGGGAGTGTTGGTTACTGAGTTTATCTACTTTACCAAGAATCACATCATCATTAAGAAAGGCTTCAGTAAAACCTTGTTGTGTAAACAGAGCTTTTAACTTCTCGTATTTAGAAGGAGCTTTCCCAGATGTAAAGTCTTCCAAAGCAGCGAATGAGTTTTGATTCAACCACGCAAGACTCATGTTCTTTAATTGTTCTACAAGTTCAAAGGTTTTAGGATCTGCGTTCTTGAAATCATTTTGCCACCAATTAAGTACGTCTTTGTGTACCTTTTGTCCCGTAGCATAATGCTGTAAGAACATGGAAATACCTTCTTGGATTTTAATCGAATCCGGTATTTCTGCAGGATACCATACATCTGCGGTTTTCTTTAACCCTGCTATGACCTCTGGAGGGAGTGTGGAGTAATCCCCTTCTCCGGTTCTTGTCCATTTACCTATACGTGTTTTGTCTATAGCGTGAGCTACTTCATGGATAATCGTAGGAAGATCGTTTGATTTTGCAACACGTATAAAATCTTTTGCGAAATTTAAAAAGCCAAGGACACCGTTTCTTTTAGGCCCTCCCTCTGAAAGAGAAACACCTGTGGAAAGATCTTTCAAGGTTTTTATTGCTTGTCCTATAACGTCCCTAATACTTGGGCCTTTTTCTCCTTGCAGATCAAAGTTTACTTCGCCTACAAACTCTGGCCCGACTTCTCGCTTAGGGGTTGATTTATTAATTCTAGATTCAGTAATGATCTCTTTTTTAGGAGTCGTTCTATCTATAGTTCCGTCTTGCGTAACCCCTCCTGTATTAACAGCTCCTTCTTCCACATAACCTACAGACCCCTCTAAGTTAGAACTGGTAGCCTTCTTTTTAGGTTTTTTAATCGTGCCTTGTTGTTTCTTTGTTTCTTTGTCATGTCGAGAAGTTTCTTTTGCGTACTCTTTTTTACTACGCTCTCTCCATTTTCTACGTTCTGCTAACTCTTTTTCTAACTCAGGAGTAACTTGGTATTTTTCTGGTATGTAAGGTTCTTTGTTCTTAACAGCCTTTATTTTACTTGCATCTGTTAGACCTTCTTTTTGACTTAAGATTATATCGTTGGCAGCATCAAGAGCGTCTGCTAAGAAAGCGTGACCTGTGGATTCAACGTTTCCTTCAGTACTTAATACGTGCCATTCGTTATCTACTGGCAAGATGTACTTGGTACCATTTTCTGTATCTAGTTTTATACCTCGTTCAGCTACAGGATTTTCGTATTGAAACTCTGCTTCTGTCCTTAATTTGTTGCGTTCCCCTACTAAGTTTACAAGGTTGTTTTCAATAGCTTTTCTATTGTTATCATATCGAGGATCTTGCATTGCTGTGAGGTGGTGCTTTATCTCCTCTAATCTACGTTGTTTCAAAAGCATCACAGGGTCAAGGCCGGATTCTTTTATGGCTGTGTTATAAGCAGTAAGCTCATTTCTAGCGTCTGTTAATCTTGCTTCCAAGGCACTGCGTTCTTCTGGGGTAGCTGCTTTTTTGCGCTCTCTCTTTAACGCTGTTACTTTCTCCACCAACTCTTTTTGTCTTGGAGCTAAGTCACGTACTCTTCCCTTTTCAGTTGCTTCTAATTCTGCCAGATCTTTTCTAAGATCTTTCATTTCTTGCACAAGCTCATGAGCAGTCTCACGAGAGGGCATATTCTCGAGGGTTCTTTGTAAGCCCTCGACTTGTTGGTCTACATCTTTAAGATTCTGCGCTGCTGCTTCTGGGATATACGTACTATTCTTTCTTACCAGTACTTTGTTTTGGCTTATTACCTGAGCTTCGTACCCCATTAAGGACAGTAGATCTGTAGGTATATCTGAAGGATGATTTACTGTGAATATTTTTTCAGTAGCATTCTCTTTTTGAAATCGTTCGAATGCTTGAGCAACGCGAACATCCATCTCAGGAGAAGGGGTGTAGGGCATAGATACTGCTTCCCCTGGGGCAAACTCAGGGGGCATTGGTAATCTAGCAGGTTCTTTCGGGGGCACTACTTCAGGAGCAGGTAGTCCTTTGATTTCCTGTGGAGCAGGGGTTGTTAGATTCTCTTCAACAGGTGGTTGAGGCATTTCCACAGGGGGCTTAGGTACCTCTTTTTGAGATGGTTTTTCCTTTGCTCCTTTTACCCCACCTACAACTCCCCCGACGATTCCTCCTACAAGGGTATTTACCCCGATTGCTTGTGGGTCAAATTGATTTTTACCTGTGGTAATAGTGGTAGCAGCTTCAACTCCAAGCTCTTGTAGTCCTTCTGTGGTACCCTCTATCACAGCATCTGTAGTTGCCATGGCTAAAGCACGAGATACAGCTGCAAGTTTGTTTGCTCCTGTTAAACCTTTTATAAAAGGTTTCGCGCCCCCGATTACAACCATATCTCCCAAAGTGTCGATAGCTCCAGAAGGAGCTGCCAAGACTGCCGTGTACATGTTTTGTTTGTAATCTCCTCCGAGATCTTTGGATGAGGAGAACCCTTGCTCCATTGAAGATAAGGTATTTACCCCAAGCATGGTAGTACCGAGAGCAGCTTCACTAACTCCAAGACCAGATAAGGCAAAGCCTCCTGCAACCATTGTACCTACTTGTCCTACACCTTTTAAGATGCTCCCTGCAAGACGAGTTTTGGGTTTGTTAAACTCGTCGAAAACAATTCTTCCGTCTTTATCTACCTGGAAATTAAAATTAGAGGGTACTTCTCCTAGTACTTGTGTAGGAAGATTCTTCAACGAAGCTGCTGTTTCTTCTGCTCCCACCGCTTCTGGTATAAAGGCAAGAGGCTGTGTAACCGCTTCACCAGCACCGATAGCCAAGGTCTTTACCCCTTGTGCAGTTGTTCCAATGCTTCCTCGATTCTTGACATTGACAGCTTCTATTTCTCGTTTTGCTTGCTCTGCGCTATATTCGTTTAACATGTTTCCGAATATGTTGGGATTAACCCCTTCTTCTCGCATTAGTTTTGCAGCATTTCTTTTTCTTCCTTCCGCTTCTTTTTGGACTTCTTCGGGAGAATTATAAGGTCTGTCTGACAATGGAGGATAAAATTGACTCATGTCTGGTTTATCAGCAGGGTCAGCCCCTCCCCAAATAATATCTCCTACGCCTTGTATAATAGGATTAACTCCATCAATCCAAGGTTTACTGTTGTAGAGTTTATTTACAAGCCTTGCCTGTGTTGTGCTATCAGCATCAGAGAATTCTTGAGTGGACATTAAGGAATCAAGTTTTTCAGCAAATTCTTTGCTACCGCCATAAGGCTTTTTAAAATTGACGTTCTCGGTTTCGGCAACGGAGGCTGCTTCGCTATTTGCTTCTGGAGTGTCGTCTTTTTTTTTTGAATATATATTCAAAACAGAAGGAACGTATTTTCTAGTCTCCTCTGGGAGATAGGGGAGAAGATCTTCGAAGTTGGTAGATCCTTTGGCTAACTTAATAGCACGATTTACCATGGGACTTCCTGCGTTGTAAGCAGCTAGTGCCAACTCAGCATTTCCATTATATCTATTCCACTCCTCTTGAAATAGTTTGGTTCCTGCAGCAACGTTTTGTTCTGGATTAAAAGGATCCTCTACTCCAAAATGTTCTACGTTTGCTGGCATTAATTGCATTAACCCGACTGCCCCAGATTTACTTACAGCCATAGGGTTTCCACCTGATTCTTGTTGAATTATGGATTGAATTAAATCGTCATCAAAAGAAGCAGTCATTACTTGAAACTCTTAAGGTAAAGCTTGGCTTGATTAGGAACCCCTTGCTTCTTAATGGTAGCAATTTTTTGCTCTGTAAGTCTATTACGAAAAGCAGCTACAGTGGAGTCCAAAATATTAGCCGTATTGGAGAACTGTCGTAGTTTAAACAACGTCTCTGGGGAGTCTACTTTAACCAGCAATGTCGCATCCACTCCTGCGATATCAGAGAACGGGTTATTAATCTCTCTTGGTCTATTCATCATAGCATTGAACACAGAGTCAACTTGTTGGTTATGAGCCAGCACTGTCTCTGTATTATATGTCTTACTTAGAGTTTCTTTGTTACTCTCAAACTGATTGGTTAAAGAAACATCTACTAGATTTTTTCTAGCTTGTTCATAACGTAATTTTTGATCGTTCGGAATAGTGGTTCCTTTAGGAATGCTTGCAAATTCCAATGCTGTATTTACATCTTGGGTATGTGCCTCTACATCAGGAATTCCAACGGAGGCTGCAAAAGTGGTGATAGCTTTAGGATTATCCACTAGGTTTGGGTATCCGCTTTTCTGTACTACGTCTAGCTTTTTAATCGTGTCTTGTGCAAGAACAGGATTAGGGCGGGTGATTTTCTCTGCAGGAGGAGCTTGTGTATCAAGTGATACAGCGGGCGTTTCTTGAGGAGGAGGTGGTGTAATATCTCTTTCTTTAATTCCTGTATTTTGTACAGTGGCTGGCTCTCCTCGTCCTTCTTTAATACCCGCAGCAATGGGGCCGTCCATTAAATTGGAATCATGTAAAGTTGCCAGAGATCTATATTTTCGAAATTTACTGACCTCATCTTTATCTACATTAGAAGAAAGAATCTTCCCTGTTTTTCTATCTATGAGGTCATATGTTTTTTCCCCTTCAGTTTGAACATCTATTGGGTTAACAATAGGAGTTCCTACCTTAGTTACATCCTCAGTGTAATTTGGATCATTTGGTATGTCTGTATAGCGTAGGACTTCACCTGACTTTGTATCTCTAGCATACTTTTTACTAGGTACTACTTCTGCATTCTTTGCTAAATCAAAAGAGGTAAGACCTGGGTTATTATCCAAGGCATCTGCGATCATCTGAGAAGACTGAAAATCTGCTCTGGCCTTGTTAAAATCTTGTGCTGTTTGCTCTAACTGTTTTTGAGTGTAGGCTTGTCTTTGTGCTGAGCGCTCATTTTTTATAAATACTTGAGCTACATCATCAGGAAGATATGGAGATGCTGCGGAGTAAGCAGCCTTTGCAAAATTAGGATCAGCCAATGCGTCAGAGAATTGCCCTCCTGTGAATGCTCCTACAATATCGTCAACAATCCCTGACTTAAGAACATCCATGAGACCAATTTTTTGAGTATCAGCACGTTGTGCTTCTGCAGCTTTTGCTTGTTGTTGTGCTGACGCTGCAACTATTTGATCTTTTTTTGCTTGCTTTACATTTGGATCAGTATCGATTTCTGTTTGAGCTGCCTGAGATTCCAAAGCCAATGCGTTGGACTGTATTGCTTGAACACCTTGATAGGCAGCAAGACCTGATTTAACACCACTTGATATTCCTTCAAAGATAGATTGTGTAGTGGTCTTTTGAGCGTTGCCAGCCTGAATCCCTGAGAGCATAGCATTAGGATACAGATTTACATCTACCTGTGGGCCAGGGAATCTACCTAGGTATCCGTATTGTTCAGCCAAGAGCACCTCCTACATCGGTTGCATCAGTTACTTTCTTATCTTTTGGTGACCCCATAGCACTGCCAACATTTGTCGGATCTTTTGGTATACGTCCTTGCTTATCAGGAGTTACAGTTTTACTAGGAGATATGAAGTGCAAAGTTCTATCGTCATCAAAGGTGTCATCTAAACTTCTCTGAATTGCAAACAGATGAGAGTCATTGATACGGCCCTCTGCATAGGCTTGGTTAGCTAGTTTGTATCCGATATCTTTATTCTGAATACCTGCTTTTCCATACTCTTTTAAAAGAAGATCTTTAGATACAGGTTTTGCTCCATCTATCTTTCCTTTGGTTAAAACTTGTAATGCAAGTCCGTTGGATTTATCTGGAAGTAATCCTTCACCAGGAATCTGTTTATCTAGAGCTGTACCTAACGCTTTTGGATTAGTGTCATACAAAGTGGTAAGAGTCTTATACATATTAGAACCACCAGTAGACCCATTTAATGCCTGTCCTTTTCCTGCGTCAGGCCAAGTAGCGTAGATAGCTCCAGCAGAAGCATTATACTTTGGGTTATACACTACAGACGCTTCGTTTCCTTGTGGAACGATTACCTGGTTAATCCCAGTCTTACCAGCAACAGAGTATCCTTTAGGTATTACACTTGTAACAGGGAGTTCTAAAGCTCCAATTCCATACTGAGGAGCAGGAGTTGCTTTTGAGTAAGACATGATTTGTCCATCCATTTTCTGCGCTGGGCCTATCATCTGACTTCTTGCAGCACGTTTTATTGCTGATACACTGTCTCCTTCATGTCCGATGGATGTGTGAAGTGCTTCTATCTGAGACCAGTTTCCCTTAACATTCTTCATAGGAATGCCTTGTTTGTTTAGATCAAGCGCAGTACGGGTATTTACTCCTGGAAGATAATCTCTGTCATAATATGTTTTATCATCTGCTCCAAGATGCATGACAGCTGCTTGTTTTTGAGTAGGGCTAAGTACTCCCCAAGAAGAGTATGCAGCATTTATCTCTTCTTCTGTAACACCTCTTTTAAAAGAAGCGACTACTTTATTGAACATCTTAGGATCACTGCTACCTCGTGCTTTATCAAGACGAGAAAATAGAGTGGGATCTTGGACAGCTTTGTTTAAAGTATTTAAATGCTCATCATCTTCTTTGGTATTTGCTCCAATAGATTGAAGATTACTTTGAAAGTCAGAGATTACTTTAGGAACAGTAGTTAGGTTGGTGTCATTAGAAAGAGCTGGATCTCCGTAGAGTTTCTCACCTTTATCATTAACACCTACAAAAACAGCTCCTTGCTGTGGTTGGGTAGATAGTCCTAGTTTGTTATAAAAAGTTTCCATGTTCCCCTAATCTAGAATAATCTACTTGCAACGCACCGGAGGCATGTACCAATACTACATCTGGATATATGGAAAGCACCTCTTGTGCTATGACTCCATAATGTGTTCTTCCGTCATCTTCCGCTATGGTTCCTTTTTTATATTTGTACGAATAAAAAGAAACTCCTCTGGAATTAGTATGTATTAATTCGATATCTTCTTTTAAGTTTCTATCTGAAAATCCAATCGCTGCTCCAACAATGGTAGCCCCAGCTTGAATACCAGATGAAATAGTGTTTCCTTTCTGGGTTTTTCCTTTCTGCTTGCTGGCTTCATCTCGAGCTGCGTCTTGCTGGTCAAACCCTACTTGTGTATTAATACTGGTTTGAGCAGCAGCAGCTACGGCGTTAGAAAGACCTACTTTGTAATTAAACAATGATTGTGCAAAATTATTCAATGTCGTTGCATTGAACTGATCGTTTTGTAATGTGTTCGTTGCATTGAATTGATTTGTTTGTTGCTCTATATTAGTAGTGAATTGATTTTGTTGCACTACATTATTTAAAGCAGTCTCACCACTAACTATCGTTTTATTGTTAGTATCTTGAAAAATACTTTGCTGTAACTGAGAACCTGATTGCGTAGGAGTTACTCGGAGTTGTGCACCAGCATCACTATAAGATGTTGGGGCCAAGAAAAGGTCTGCTCTAGTCTTAGCGTTTTGCGAGAGCAGATCATTTCCGTACTTGGATAATCCAATACGAGTCTCAGCACTTTGAAGGTTGGAGAGTTTCCTAGCTACACTAGAGGAAGCTCCAAAGCCACTGGAGGCTGCGATATCTGCAGCATTGCTTCGTACTCCTAGTTCTAAGGCTGCATCTACAACTGAGTTTGGGGCTTGTCCAGAAGCGTAGCTTCTTGCATCAGAGGCTTGTTGATTAAGATCTTTTACAACATCAGGGATAGCAGAGTTTACTTGAGTTGTTCTTTCATTTTGATTGAATACGTTATCTATAGAAGTCTCGCTTCTTTTCAAAGCAGCTGCTGCAGGAGCAAATGCTTGTAACGCTTTTAGCTCTGTATCGATAGCGTCAAGAGCAAGGTTTTTTGAAAAGGCAGAGTTCTTGGTAAGCTCTCCTCGATTGAATTCTCCAAAACCTTTAATGAATTCTTGTGGGTCTGTGAACTTGTAAGATGCAGCATTAATGGGATCATAGGATGTGGTGACAGCTGTGGGGAACTCTCCTGAGATATCTTGTGGGGCAACTCCGAAACCACCTACGCCCTGTGCTCCCGCTAATCCTCCGATTACCGTTCCATCTTCTCCAATAGAACCTTTTGCACGTTCCGCTAAAGAACCTACATCTGACCCTTCATAACTTTGCTTTCCATTTTTTAGCTTCTGTGTCTTCCCTCCTACGTCGAGGATCATGTCACTTTCATTATATAAGGTAGTAGGAAATACGTATTGTTTTCTTCCTTCGTTATCGTTGAGGAATTTTCCGTAGATCACTTGCCCATTAGATAGTGTAATCTTTGGGACAGCAGAGTTTGCTGAAGGGACTAAGACAACATATCCTTTACTGGTTCCTGGTTTTACAATGAGAGTAGTCATTACCAGCGTCTCCTATAGAAATTGGATCTTCTTATAATATTTTTCACATGACTACCTGCGGTTATAGGAGATACTTCTAACGGTTGTCCGTTGTTTGATTTTTTAAAGTTTCCTTCTGTTTCAATTAATTTTTCCAGTAGCGCCCCTTTAATCTGTGCTCCTTGATCGTCGTCATTATAAGACTTATTAACTGCTTGACCCGCTACAGACAGTGCATAGATATTATCAAATGGGATAAGATCTTCGTCTGCATATGCTGGCTTTAATCTAATACGTCCTAGAATAGAAACCAATGCCTTATCTGGGCAATTTTTGGTAACCAATCGAACTCGTCGATAACTGGGCTTTGTTTCTACAGGGGAGTAATCGGCCAAGAATGTCTTTGTCCCTGCCTCTGAAAGGGTAAACAGTTGTACGTACCCGTTGGTTTTTTCCTTATATACTTCTGTGATACGTCCAAACTTAATATCAGTGTATTTAAGTTTCCCTTTTTGAAGGGTCAGTTTAACACCTGAAATATCCTCTCCATTATGAGTGGTGAATATCTCTCTACCTGTAAGGTCTGTGCCTTTAATTATTACTGCTGTGTCTTCTGTGCAATTAGCCAATACAGCAGGATAGCCCCCGCTGGTGGGCACATCGTAGACAGTTGGGTATCTGTTTGGATCATCATACAATGCCTCGTTTGCTTCGAGGCATTTATCCATACGCATGTTGGTATGGTATTCAAAAAAGGACGTGAATACGTTTCCTGTTACTTCTTCTATTTTTACTTTAAGTGGGGTTTCTAATTCGTAGGGAAGAGTTACACACCCATTTTGTGCGTAGAAAGTGAATTTTCTTATGTTCCCTTCAGCTCCTTGATAGAGCATGTACTGCAGGACTTCTCGTACAAATAAGTCTACACCTTGAGCAGTAGGGCAATGCCCTCCGACTCCTTGATATTTTGCAAGAATGCTTTTTGCCTCGCCATAGGTAATAGACATAGTACCTTCACTAAGTTGTCTTTATCTTCGGCTTTAACGACCGTCCTTTTTCTTAGCTGTTGGGAGGACGTAACCGACACGAGGTTTGTCTGCTTGAGCAGTAGACGTAGTAACATCTGCACTTGTAGTAGTTACCTGTACAGGTGCAGATGTTACGTTAGCAGGAGGTTTGTATTGTTTTTTACAACCGCAAATATACTGTTACCCCCTTACTAAATTAAGAGCTAGGGCAACTCGCTGTACTATAGCCAGCAAAACCTTTACTAAAAGTATCAGGTTTTACAGTACCATTATAAGTACGTGAACTATCCTGTGCTTTACTTGCACTTGGAGCAGTTACAGTTTGACCTGAAGCATACCAAGGGCCAACACCGATGAGATTGATATAAGCGTTTGCACCTGCTTGACCTTCCCTAAGCGCTTGCTTTGGGGGACTGCAGAGAGGCAATAATTGTACACAAGCCATAATATATTCCTTTATTTTTTCTTACGTTCTGAGAAAGTCTTACCAGAAAAACCATCTGTGAGCGCTTCCGAAGTCATAGCTGGAATTCCTGATTTAACAGTGAGCTTTGGCTTAGACGCAAGCGACTGAAAGAAAACTCCTCCAGAGTTGGCCTTAATCTTAGCCCAAGCTTTACGAGGGTCTAGTAATTCAATCATAAAAAATCTCCTATATTATATTAATGATATCTTTTAAAGTTAGGTTTGACAATTTCTTTTATTGTTACTAAACCGCTTATCTATAGGGGTAGTTAGAGCCTCTACCTCTGTCATACCTCGACCAATCCGTTTTCCAAACAACGCTCTACTAACCCCATATATTACTAACCAATCACCTAAGATCTTTTTTTCTCCACCTATAATTATCCATTTGTTAGACCTCCTATTACAGGCTTGCTGTTGTCTATTTACCCAACGACAATTTTCAGGTGAATAACCCTGGTTATTATCAATACGATCCAGAGTAAAGCCTTGGATAAATTGTCCTACATCTGATAAATAGTCCCAAAAAGAATTACGCCATCTATCGCATACCTGTATACCTCGTCCTCCATAATAAGCATACGCCCTGTCTTTTGGATTATGGCAACGACTAATCATATGCTTCCAATTACATCTTTCTTTCTCTAAACCTGAATATTCTCCTTTAGAGACAGCGCAACTTTTACACCCCTTTGCTATGATTCTTCCATCAACCTTTATTAATGAAGAAGCTGTTTTAATGCTCTCTTTTCCGCATCTACATACACACCTATACCACGTTTGGTGTCTATCCTCTTTCCTAGTCTGTTCGAAAATAGTCCAATATCCTGCCTGTTTTCCTGTAAGATCATGTTTTAACATGTCTTACCTATAAATCAACTAGTGACTGTATGTCAAGCTCCAACCCATTTTGCTGGGTAGTAAATGTATCCACCACTCCCGTTGGGAATGGCGTTGACAATGAATAATGCGTACTCAGGGCCAGTGAAGGTTCCGTCTCCATTATCTATGAATTGAAACCCTGCAGGAGGATTAGCAGAATCTCCAATTAACCAATAGACCTGCCCAGGAGCACCTGCGGGAACCTGATTCCAAGTGCTTCCTGAGTAGGTGTAAAGCCCTAAAAAAGAACCACTGTTAGAGAGCCTTACCCAAAGTTTCCCTTTATCTGATACGTTTGGTTGCTGGGATCCTATGACCACGTTTGAAATGGAGGAGGCAGGAATCTCTACGGTCAGATAACTCCCGAGGTCTTGTAGCAACTGTGCAAATGTATCGTAACAAGCTGCCTGTGGCACATCTTGTACTTTGACAGCGCCTTTAATTACAGTCTGTGGAAGGGTCATATATACTCCAATCATCTAAACATTGCTGTGGTAATTCAGTAGGGGTGAACTCCTTACAGAGCACCTCTGAAGAACTCTGAGGACGTCCGAGGGCTTTTATCCTTATGCTGGTTAACTCCCAATTTTTTCCTGTTAATTCGAAACGAAGCTGTGTCTTTTTGAACACTGCATACATGTCTTGAGTAGCAGGGTTACACACAGTTGCGTTAACTCCACCAAGATAAAAATCTCTTATGGATTGGCCTGATACTCCATTAGGATATTTTATATCTCCTGTGCACTGAACATCAGGAACGGTGAATTTATAATCTCTCCAGAAAGTGTACTCTGTACCATGGCTTGGTTTATAGGATACAGCTACTTTAAAATCACCTTTGATATTTTGAACATCTATATCCAAAGAATGAAGCTGCTTGTTTAGCGTAGGAGTTTTGAATACAAACGAACGAGTATACAAAATAGAGCGTACATATCGCACCTTCCCTTGAACCTCGTCATATGTTTTTGACGGATTCATTTTATATAATGCGTTACCTGTAGGATCTTTACTGATTACGAAAGCTTCTTGGTTATTTACTGCCATATCCATTGGTCGAATGCCTGTCCAAAGCCCCGCCCACACAGGGGTTGCAGCAGCAGAAGTTATTCCCGCAATGTTATCCATTTCTAATACGGTGAATCCACCAAAAGCATAATCAGTATATGCGTTTCCTTCGATATCATATCCAATGGTTCTGAAAGGATTGGCCCCAAAGAAAGCCTTGTTCATATAGTATCCAGTAGGAGTGTACTGTACTAAATTAACATCATTTATAATCATGTAGTTCTGGACTTCTCTACTGATAGGTACGTTTGCCCAACGTCTTTGTTGATCTCTACTCATAGAGAGTGCTCGTACTTGTCCATCAGGAGATACAAATAAAAGATCGCTATTAATATTAGTAAAGGCTCTTTGCCCAGCAATACCCGCACTACTTAATAAGGAAGAGCCAAACTGACCTGCTAACCAAGCAGAGCGAGGATTTTGTGTTTGGTAAGAAAAAATCTGTTTTGGTGTTGAAACAAGTAGTGGGCCAATACCAGTAGATGAATCTGTAAACTGTAAGAACCCCATGGCAGAGATTACATCATTGCCATAGTTGGTTGGGAGTTGAAAAATCTGCCCTACGTATGGAGAAGAATTCTGTATAATTTCATTAAAGGTAATGGGGGCATCAGGAGTGGATAAAGACCCTGAAGGATCTCCTGCTGTGAATTCATTTCCAGCATTTCCAATGAACAATCTATTTTGGTTATAAGTTCCAATCACAGATACAGGTACTTCATTTTTAGCAGGATCTGCGCGTCTTGTTGAAACCCCTTCTACAATAAGAGGAAAACTTGGATAATCAAAAATCACCAAATATCTACCGGCGTTGCTCCAATTAATTCTTGCTGCGTTTATATTTATTGGGTCTGTTTTATTTAATACTTCTACTACTTTTGTGTCTTGATGAATGAGAAATAAGTAGCCAGAAATGATAGCAATGATATGATAATCAGCTCCAATAGAATAAGGAATCAGAGCTTGGAATCTTCCTTCTTTAAACACTTTCTCCGCTGAGATCTCTATCCCTGTTAAGCGTCGGATGAATGATGTCTCATTAGAGAAATCTAATTTCAACTCCTCAAATCCCCATCTAGGTCTTAGGGTACCTGTTTGCGTAGAGGTATTTACACCTGCTGCGTAGGTGTTTTCTGGAATATTGTCTGGGTCAAGAGCAGCATTTTGACCCCCAGAAAAATCAAGCATGTAGTCATTAAGTAGATTTTCGTCTGCCACATTACGCTGTTATTACTAAAGCTTTTATTTCTAAGTTAATACTTACTTGGGTTACGTTTGTAGAAGCGTCGTAGTTTTGAATACTCGCCTTTCCATTGATGGTAAGAGTTGCACCTGGAGCGATTGTGTGAACCGTACAACCAACCACTTGTTTAAAAAATACTGGATCTGGAACAGCGAGTGCTGGGCCTGATTGATCCTGTAGAACAAATGGGAACAATGTGGCATACGGGCTACCATTTACAGATGTTTGTATATCATATCGAATGTATGTCTCAGTAGGGACGCCTGTAATGACTTGCCCAAATTTTGAGTTAGCCAAGTAATGAACCATCACATGACTATCTCTGTTAGTAGATGGATTAGTAATGGAGATGCCTCCAACAGCGGTAGTCAATGTATCCAATGCTACTGGTAATGATACTGCCGTAGCAGTTGCTGTTATGACTGATGTTTGATCAGAGTCTATATTGGAGCAACAATTAGATACTACATAAATTGGATATACGTAGTCACCTGAGAGGTCTTTTGCAATTACAGAAGTACCAGGAATAATTCCTGAACCATCATTACAAATGGTTATTACATCAGCACTGTCTATAGACTGTAAACTATAAATACCACTTCCAATGGATATTACATCCCCAGCAGCAAGGTTTTCCAATGAGGTTACTGTGATAGGGATACATACGCTAACACCTGGAGCAGTGAAGTCTACTTTTACAAATACTCCAGCTTGATCGGTTCCATCACAACAAGGAGGAGGAGACACGGTAAATACTGTGCATCTAGGTACCTCTACCCCAGGAGCTGCGTTATCAGCAAAACAGGGGTTACTTATGGAAAGCATTTCAGATGCTGCATCAAAAGAATTGATCTCAAAATAACCAAAGCTTGCATTCCATATGTATGCTCCTACAGGAGCTGTGGTTACACCAGGAACTTTTATAAGAGCAGCTCCACCGCACTGTGGAATATTCCAAGAACTCTCAATAGAAAATCCAAGTGCGTACTGTTGGTAATATATTTTTGTAGTGCTGTCTTCTAAACAACAATCTGCCGATGCGTAATAAGGAGCTACCGTAGATCCTGTTACACTACTACAGCTACAAGAACTGGTGGAGTTACACTTATTACAAGCCATTGTTAGATCCTATACCAAAGTTGAAAATCAGCCTTCTTAGCCCCTGCTGCAGTCCATGTAGCATTCGCAAGATCTTTATCCAAAACGATGTTGGCTGTTCCTGACTGTACAAATACGCGAGCAGGAGTAGTCAACACTACCCCGTTATTTGTAGCAGAGTACGCGCATGTGCCGTAAGTATTAAATGGAGAAGCAGAAGGAGGAACTGGAGGGCTTACTTCGTATGTTACAGCATTGCTTGTACCGTTTGCAGATGTGTACATGGATACTAAGCAAAGAGACCCTTTAATACTAAACACCGCCTGTGATACTACAGGATCTACGGAGAATCCTACAAAGGTAGGTACGTAGTTAAAAGAATCAGGGAAACCAAAAGGAACATCTTCTCTGGAGATAACTGGATCTGAGATGACAGCGTTGGTAAGAGTGTAATCACTACCCCCAGTTATGGTAATGGATGTAGAGCTTGTTACATCTACGATATAGAAATATTTAGTTACCGCTCCTTGAACTAGCCGAAGTTTATCTCCTTTTTGGTAAGTCAATGTCGCATCACTTGGTACTGTGATAGTAGTAGGAGATGCGTAAGTGAAAACTCCTGGAGGAACTATTGGGTTAATCCACCCACCGTCATACTCTCTTTCAAGTGGAAGAGGAGTAACTGCAAACTGTGTGGACGCTGGGACAATGGTGCCTGGAGCAGCATTGCCCGTAATGCATTCATTTAGAATTTGAGCTTGTCCTGTGACTGCATTGAAAGACTGGATGAGGAAATACCCATAGGTAGGATTCCAAAGATATCCTCCTACGATAATGGTCTTGAGCTTTGGTATGTCAATGACAGCTGTTGCACCACAAGCAGGTACATTAAATGAGTTTTGTACGTAGATAGCCGTACATATTTCTGAGCAGTTATAGGCAGATAAATCTACAGAACAACATGGATTACAAGAGCAGCTCATATATTTTCCTTTTAAATCATCGTTCCTATATACAAAGACCCAGAAGAAGAATTACTGGTGATAGCTTTGGCATAAATATTATCCGTAGTATACCTTTCTTCTGCCCCGAGATAAATAGCATCTTTCGTACCGTGAATCAGTACTATTGGGTAAGTAGATCCTCCGTCTAAAGAGATCTTCACATCTACATCTAGACTGTTGTAGAGGAACACCGAAACGACAGCAGAACCGCTTGTATCTAAGATTTTCACTCCTGTAGTAGATACTCCTCCAGCAGCTCCAGCAACGGTGTTTTCAAGCCAAGAGGCTTCTTGAGCACCGCATTTTACAAGAGAGGTTATGCTACCTGTGTAAGCTGTCCCATCCTTGTTCCACATGTCATAAACAAGACTTGTTTGTGTGCCATTTACAAGGCTAAAACGATACCGAATTACCACCGGATTGTTAGTACTTGGATCACAGAGAACCTGTGTCTCAGAGTCTACAAAAGATGACATGGTGTTATTAATGGCAGCTAATAGCTTTGTTTGAGTAGAGTCTGTGCAGCATTTACTCATGGTGTTACACCTCCACTATCATTTCTTGAGCTATTGTCGATAAATGAGCAA